GTGATGAAAGAAATAAAGGCAGTCTGATGGCTCTGACAACCTACACCGAATTGAAGGCATCCATTGCAGACTGGCTCAATCGGTCAGACCTGACGGCGGCCATCCCTGACTTCATCTCTCTGGCCGAGGCTCAGATGGAACGCACGCTGCGCACAAGGCAGATGATTGTTCGGGCCAACGCCTCATTCAATGCCGAGTACGGTGCAACGCCCAATGACTTTTTAGAGGTCAAGTCCTTCAAGCTCAGTGGCACTAATCCAGTTACCCCGCTGTCGTTTATGACGATAGATGCGCTGGATGCAGAGGCTACAAAATTCACAGCCAGCGGCAGGCCCAAGTTCTTTGGCGTGGTCGGCCAACAATTCAGACTTGTGCCAACACCAGACTCCAACTATGCGACTGAGTTGACTTACTACGCAAAGTTGTCAAAGTTGTCAACATCGGTGGCCACCAACTTTATTTTGGAGTCCAGCCCAGACGCTTATTTGTACGGAAGTCTGCTGCAAGCTGCGCCATACCTTCAAGATGACAATAGAATTCAGGTGTGGGCAACGCTGTATGAGCGTGCCTTAAATGACCTGCAAGTCGCTGATGACCGAGGTGCGACATCTGGCGGTGCATTGCTTACCCGTGCAAAAACTTTTGGATGAATATGATCACCACCACCAAAGGCGAGATGGACGAGTCACTGCTTGAAAAGCGTGAGGGGTCATTGGATAACGACACCGAGACAACGACTTGGGTCGAGTACTGGCTTGATGGCGAGTTGGTGCATCGATCCGTCCACATGGCGCTCAAGCGCAGTGTTTTTGCTGATGGCATCACCGAGTCGATTGGATAAGCATGGCCGGAAAACCAAAACAATCAGAAGTTGATAGGTTTATGTCTCATGTACATAAACATGACTCTGGTTGCTGGTTGTGGACGGCGTATCGCATGAAAAATGGATATGGCAATTTTAGGACTCCACTTAAACATGAGTTGTCTCACAGGGTTTCGTATCGTCTGTTTAATGGTCAGCTTGACACAAGAGATGTAATGCATCAATGCGATACACCAAGCTGTGTAAACCCCGACCACCTGGTGCTGGGGACTAGGCTGGAAAATATGCAAGATGCAAAGAGCAAGGGAAGAATGTGCATTGGTGAGCGTCACGGAAGAGCAAAATTAACAGATGAACAAGTTCAATGCATAAGAAAATCAAATAAACTACAAAGAGAAATTGCTGCTGAATTTGGAATTACGCAAAGCCATGTGAGTTGCTTGAAAAATAGCAAAAAATGGCAAAGTCAAAAACTTGAATTGGGTACAACCCAAGAAGGGAACTATCATCGCTAACACTCAAGCCCTCTGTACCAGCTTCAAAGGTGAACTGCTTGTCGGTCATCACAACTTTGGCACTGGCGTCATTCGTGCAGCAACGACTGCCGACACCTTCAAGGCTGCGCTGTACTTGGCATCTGCCACTGTCAATGCCGCCACCACGGCCTACTCTGCGTCCAATGAGGTATCAGGCACTGGCTACACTGCCGGCGGCGTCACAGTGACCTTTGGCACTGCGCCAAGCACCAGCGGCACGACTGCCTTTGTGACCCCCAGCGCCAGCATCAGCTATAGCGCTGTCACGCTGTCGACAGCGTTTGATGCTGTCCTGATCTACAACAGCACTCAGTCAAACAAGGCGGTCAGCGTCCACACCTTTGGCTCACAGACAGTGACCGCTGGCACATTCACGCTGACCATGCCCGTCAATGATGCCAGCACCGGCCTGATCCGGCTGGCTTAACCAAGGGGCAGCGGCATGGCTGCTTATGGGACGGGCTATTACGGCCTTGGTGCTTACGGGATAGGCAATGTAGTTATCAGCGGCAACCAGGCGACTGGTGCTGCTGGCACATTGCTGACTGATAGGTCTGTCCAAGAAGACGGCACGATTGCCACAGGCAATGTCGGCACAGTCGGTCTAACTGTATCCCTTGCCATCACCGGCAATGCGGCCACGGGCGCTGTTGGCTCTGTATCGGTATCCTCGACAAATGCAGTCACCGGCAATGCGGCGACTTTGGCAGTTGGCAGCGTTACCCCGAGTCTTGTATTTGCTGCCACCGGCAACACGGCCACAGGCTCTGTCGGCTCTGTCAGTGTCACCAGCACGAAAGCGGTCACCGGCAATGTGGCGACAGGTGCTGTGGAGACGATGCCGAGCGAGGTCATCACTTTCCAAGCTATTACGGGCAACGGCGCAACGGGATCAGTTGGCAGTGTCAGTAATGCCATCACTGTTGCATTGACAGGCAACAGCGCCACAGGGTCTGTCGGCATCATCTTTGGCTTTGGCTGGGGCGCGATACCCGACAGCGCAGAAACTTATACACCGATCAGCGACAGTGCAGAAACTTGGGTCGCAATCGTTGATAATTCAGAGACTTGGTTACCTATTTAGGAGCACGCAATGGCAGATACCACCACCACCAACCTACTGCTGACGAAGCCAGAGGTAGGCGCATCGACAGACACCTGGGGGACGAAGATCAACACCGACCTGGACTCGGTGGACGCCATCTTTGCAGCAGCCGGTACAGGTACATCTGTCGGCCTGAATGTTGGCTCTGGTAAGAGCCTCAAGCTGGTTGGCGATGTCATTGACACCAACGGCAATGAGTTGCTCAAGGTGACTGCCACAGCGTCTGCTGTGAATGAGTTGACACTGGCCAATGCCGCCACTGGTGGCGCACCGACATTGACAGCATCCGGCGGTGACACCAACATCGGCATGAAGTTGGTCGGCAAAGGCACTGGTGAAGTCACGGCAAGGGTCAACGGCTCTGATGTATTCAATGCGTCCAGCAACTTTGGCTTCAAGAACCGCATCATCAACGGCGCGATGGTGATTGACCAGAGGAACGCTGGTGCGGCGGTGACCGCAATTAATGTCTACGCTTTAGATAGGTATAAGTTACAAGGTACTCAATCCTCCAAAATAAATGCGCAACAAAATGCTGGCTCTGTTACGCCACCAGCGGGGTTTGTTAAATATTTGGGTGCAACTTCTCAGAGTGCGTTTAGTGTTGCCGCAACTGATTATTTTCGTATTTTCCAACCAATAGAAGGGTTTAACACGGCTGATTTGGCATGGGGTACTGCATCTGCGTCTTCTGTTACTTTATCGTTTTGGGTTCGTAGTTCTTTAACTGGAACACATGGTGGTTCTTTTTCAAACAACGACAACGATCGTTATTATGTATATTCTTACACCATAAATTCAGCAAACACATGGGAATATAAAACCATTACTGTTGCTGGCGATACCTCTGGTACTTGGAAAACAGATAACAATATTGGAATACAACTTGGATTTAATTATGGTACGGGTACAACATATAGTGGAACTGCGGGTTCTTGGGGTAGCACTCAACTTCTTGCCCCAACAGGCGCAGTATCAGTCGTAGGAACAAACGGAGCAACCTTCTACATCACAGGCGTACAGCTTGAAAAAGGCAGCACAGCCACATCGTTTGACTACCGGCCTTATGGGACGGAGTTGGCTTTGTGCTACCGCTATTATTATCGTTTGAGTGCATTGCCAGCGGGAGCGCACTATGGTTCGGGGTATGCAGACACAACCAGCAATGCGTTTGTTTCAATTCCGTTTCCCGTCACCATGAGGACAAATCCTACCGCACTTGAGCAATCAGGCACTGCCAACCATTACAGCGTTCAAAGAGCTGGCGACAACCCAGCTTGCACAAGCGTTCCAACATTTAACTCAGCAAGCGCCTATGCCGCAACAGTGACATTTATTGTGTCTAGTGGGCTGACTGCTGCTGGCAATGGACTTTTGGGCCGATCTTCAAACACGGCTGGCTATCTTGGCTTTCCAGCGGAGCTTTAATCATGCAATACAAACTTCTTCCGCTGGTTCAAGGCCAGCAACAAATCATTGCCCGTTTTGACGATGACGGCCTGTGCCGCCTGACTTGCACAGAGCAGAATCCAGAATACCTTGCATGGCTGGCAGAGGGCAACACGCCATTACCTGCTGATGCACCATGACCGAAGACATAACCCACCGTGAAATATACGACAGGCTGGTGGCTGTTGAAGCTAAGGTTGATGCCTTAACTGAACGCACGGCTGATGTAACAACAGCCTTTGCTGCTGCTCAAGGCGCATTCAAAGTGCTGG